ACATGTCAGGCCACCTGTGGCTTATTGACTCCGAGCAAACGCAGGATTTGACCGTAGTTGCCTGTGACCGGGCCACCTGTGGCTAGTGGGTCAAACGACGCAAACGCCTCCGTAGAGCCGCGTTCACGGTACAGAATTGCCGCGTACTGAACGGTGCCGAGCTTTACCGCGCCATCAGGAACGGTGGTTGGTGAGTCAAAATAGCCCGACTCCTCGCGCTTGCGGTACGCAAATTGGTTGGCTGCGCTCACTGCCATGTTGGCTACGTCAAGGTCAGCACTCGGGTTGGTAAACGTAAAGCCAAGATAATCCTCGACATCGCCCAGGACAATCCACGAGCACGTCACCGAGTAGGTGCACGTCCCGGTGGCAGCTGCTCGATCAGCGTCAGCCGTGGTCAGTGCAAATTGCACCTGATTAGGGATAATGGTGTCTGTGTCGTACTGGTAATCGCCTTGTTGCGATACGCCAATGAAGTAATACTCGGGCAACGCCAGAATTTTGTGCGTGCCATTCCACGTGGCATTGATACCAGACAGCGTTATTGACTGCCCTACCTCAAAATTGTGAGGCTCCAGCAACTGAACGACGGCAACATTACTAACTACCTGTTTATGGGTAAGTGAGTAAGTTGCCACCGTTCAGTGTCACCTGGAGGGAGTGAACTTTAGACGAACTTGACGAACTTGGTTGCGTCCGCCATGAACGCGGCTGCGTAGCCACGGAAGGCGATTGTGCGACCAAGCGTTGCCGGGACATCCACCGAGATGGCGCCCTTCTGCTGTTCGTAGAACTCGAAGCCTGCGGCTGGGCCTGCGGCGTGACCCATAAAGGAGCCAGGGGCGTTCTTGTCAACGACAAGCACGAGTCCAAGTGGGTTGCCGTTCCAGCTCGTTGCCGAGGCGGTACCAGCAGCGTTTTGACCGCTGAGGTTGGCTGCGCCAGCGAATGGGAACACTGGGCGACCAGCGTCATCCACTGAGCTTGACAGAGCCGCCCAGCTAGCTGGGGTTACAACCATGTGGGTTGGGAGGTAATTGCTGCTTGCCGAGATTTGGCGTGCGCCTTCGTAGATCGCGGCTACCCAGTCGGCACCAACGGCGGTGTCGGCAACTGAGCTGGTCTGCGAGATTGCGGCGTGGCAGGTGTCCACTGCGTAGTTGTCGGTTGCTTGACCGTACGCGATGGCGAGCTGGTTGAGCACGATTGCGAGCGAATCTGGGTCGCTCCAGTCGATGTCCTGCTCCGACAGCGTGACGTAGGTGCCGAACGTCAGTTTGTTGACGTTGTTGTTGGCAACGGTGACCGTTGATGGGTCGAGCGTGTTCAACTGACCAGTCGGCTGTTGCGTGACGGTCGGACGCACGGTGATGACTGGGCGGCGGAACGTTGCGCCACCTTGCGGCATTGCACGCGAACCAATTGCGGTCACGAACGGACGAATCGGGTTGAGCGAGTCATACACAGGGGTCACAATGTTGGTGGGCAGGATGCCGGGTGTATCACCAGTGGTGATGTCTGGGGCGGCGGCCTTGATGCGTGCGTTGAACTCAGCAAACTCTGAGCCACCGCGCGCAAACTTTGCCATGTACTCAGCTGCCGATGGCAACTTGAATGCAGGCTTTGCTTCAGCCCACAGCAGTTGTGGTGCTGGTGCTGGCACTTCTACGGATGCTTCGACCTTGACTTCGGACATTGTGGTTGTCTCCTCTTGTGGTTCGGTCGCTGCAACCTCTGTAATCATAGCACCCTTGAAAGCAGGCGCAGTCACAAGCGACAGCTCTACCCAGTTTGCCTTTTTTATAATCATGGTGCCGTTGTCGTCGTAGGAAGCGTCAACTACGTCAACGCCTACCGATACCGAGTCAACTGCCTCGTCTTTGATGAGCTCGAGCATGTCGTTGCCTTCGCTGGTGGCGCTAATTCGGGCCGTAAATAGCATGCCTTCTTCGGAATCCAGCCGCCCGGTAACCACGCCTACTGGCTGCTCGGAGTCGTGGTACTTGAGCAATTTGGGCTTTTTGCCAGTGATTGGCAGTGAGCCGCGCTCAAAGCGGACGCGAGTTCCGTCGCTGACAATGGCTTCGGTGTTCCAAGGTACGGCAACACCAGAGATTGAACGTGGTGACTCGCCTTCCTCAGCCAGGACAAACGTGTTTTGTGCAGTTAGGCGAATCATGAGTTCTCGCTTTCGTCGTTAGAGGGTATCTCCCGAGAAGGTGCAGCGTTGTCCTCCTCGGGAGACATTTCGGCTTCCTCCAGGTAGCTCTCAACGTCTAGGTAAATGTAGCGACCGCGTGGCGTGATGTTATTCATGCTCAAGGTCTGCTCAATGCAGTCAATGAATGGTTTGGCACCAAATAGATACAGGTCTTGGCGTGCCTGTTGTGCGTTTTGATAGGTCATGCCAGAACCTGACGGTGCGCCGACAAGGTATGGCGGAATGTTTGCAACTCGAGCCATTTCAAGTGCCTGATAAGTGCGTGCTTCGGTCAACTGCAATTTGCTTGGATCCATGTAGGACTCTTTCCAGTCCACGTATTGGTTGAGTGCAGCAATGGCGTTGTTGTTGCGTGCTTCAGCGAAGCCAGCAGCAAGCTCAGACAGTTCCTCAGCGCTCAACGGCTCGCCTTCGGTCTGCTTGAGCACGCCTGCCGGGGTTTGATTCTTGGCAAAGCGCTCCGCGCTGGTGTCCAGGTTGATGTTGGTACGAATCGAGCGTGCACCCATTGACAGCAAACCTTGAATCGGGCTGAGGAATTGCACGACATCGTTCGGGTTGAGATCAATGCCGTTGAACGTCACTTGCTTGCTCGGGCCGAACCATTGTGGGCCGCCTTGGTCGCGTGTCTGTACGTCAGCTGCTGGAATCCACGTAAAAGTTGCTGGGAAGCCGTTCCCGAATCGGCTGGTGACTACCCAGAAGGCGCGTCCGTAGAACAGCAGGTCGTCTGCTGTCCAGCTCATGATGAAGTTGCGTGTCACGTTGGGGTCGGGCTGGTGGAACCACGTGTCATCAGGCAAATCAAGTTCCTCGTAGTCATCATCCATCCACTGTTTGGCGTACTGATGAATTTCAAGGCAGCCAATCATCGAGCAGATGAGATCACGTGCCCGGCTGATCGTCGGAATCTGAATAGCAGCCAAACGATCAAAGCCCGTCTGGTACGTCATGAAGTTGCCGACCATCGGGTTGCCTGCGTAGCCAGTCGCTGCGCCTACTTGTGCTTTAGTTTCGTTAGCGACTGCGCGCTTCAGTGAGAATGCCATCGTGGCATCAGTCTAGGCACTCGATGCAATCATGGGTCGGTTCACCATCGGACGCGGCTTGGCACACATACCGACAGCCCACACCAGACACCGGGCTAACTCAATCGGGCCACTTGACTTCTGTGATGACAACGCAATAGCGCCAGGAGTTTTGACCGCAACAGCACGACCAACATGCTCAGCCAACATCGTCTCACCAGTGTGATTGACGCGACCTTCATTGATCAGGTTTTTGACCATTGACGTGTAACGGCCTATCTCCTGATAGCCGACCAGCACCCTGCGACGTTGCAGATCGGAGGGGCAGTTGGTGTCCAGTGTCGGCGTGATAGCAACTTGCAAGCCTGAGTTGGAGGCCAACTGGGCACGAATGTTATCCCATACCTGTGTTACGGTTTCGCACATGAATGCGACAGTCGCACAAAGTATCCCAGCAGTATTCGCGTTCACACGTACCGCCACGTACCTGCCATCGTCGAGCGATACTTCTACGGCGAGCACGCCACCTGGCAACGGTGGTAAATCGGTACGCAACGACTCCCATTTGCCGGGTTGCAGCCACGACAGCTCTGATTGCACCCATAGGTTCACGCTAGATCGCAGGAAGCCTGCACGATTAGGGCCTTTGGATTCAGCCTGGACGGTACGAATGTCCAGCGTGTGCCCAAGTGCCGGATTGGCGTACTCCCAAGCTGCTTCACTCATCGGGTCAAGGTCAGGAGGTGGGCTGTACTCCGCCAAGTACACAGAATTGGTGACTTCGCCTGAGTCAATGGCACGTATGCCTTGCTCACGCCAACGCAGCATCGCTATTGAGTCCTCGGTGCCTGCCGTTGACCACATCGAGCACAATGGGTTAGGTCGGGCACGCTGCGTAGGCAGCAAGCCAATGTCAAGTGTCTCGGAATCAATGCCAAACACTTCGTCAGCAATGATCAGGTCAACGCTCATACCGTGACCGCTTGATGGCCTGGCTGCTTTGACGTACCAACGCGAATCACCGACCTTGATGCTGTTACGACCATAAGCCCACACAGCCTTCACACCGAACTTGGCTTCAATTACCGGGGCGAGGTCTTGAAACAGCGCTGTGGCTAGATCGAGCCTGTGCGCTGTAGTAAGGATGGTTTGAGGGCCGACCTGCGTAGCGTGCTGAGTTAGCCACCAGCCGAGCAGCGCCTTGAGCGCTACGGTCTTTCCGTTTTGTCGAGCGACGGACACAAGCGATACGTGGTTGAGGAACTGCCCTTCGGCATCCACGGCAAGCTGACCGTTGAGAACATGCCGCTGCCAGGGCATGAGTTCCACTCCGAGAATGCGCTCAGCCCAATCTGCAACTTCTGGGCCGTAACTCCCGGCTGCATCAGTAATGACTGTTTCAATTCGTGGCAAGTCATGACCTTTTCCTTTCCGTTCAATGACCTTTCCTTGGGATAAAGAAAGAGATGGGCGCGGGGGCAAGAACTGATGTTGATCCAAAAAATTCTTGCGTGTTTTATTTGGTTTGCGTTTGGCTGAGGGTTTTGTTGGCTGGTGACCTGGGCGTGCGGCTTGACGTGCTCGACCTTTGGCTGCTTTGTAGTTGGCTCCGCGTCGTGCGTTGCATGGCTTGCATGATGGAACCAAGTTGTCTGGTGTGTCGGTTCCGCCTCTGTCATGCTCGATCAGGTGGTCTGCTTCGGTGGCCTGGCGTTTCTTGCACCAGTGGCACCGGGGTTTATCCGCCAGGAGTTCGCGGCGTGCTTTGAGGTATGCGGTATTGGATGTGCGCTTAGGCATTGTGGTTTGGCTGACGCGCTTCGCTTGTCCTAGCGCCCTCGCGTTGCTCGGTTGCTATCAGCTCTGATTGGCAGGGAAGGCAGACGGGTTTGCCGTTGACTAATTGATTATCGAAGTCTGTTTCAAGGTTGTTCGCGTTGCATAGTGAGCAATCGCGTATGAATGTTTTGTGTTGCTGCTGGGTCATGTTATGT